CAAACAAAATATATCATTGAAGCAATGCTAAAGACGGGAAAATACCAATTTGTGTCTTTCGGCGGCGCCATCAAGCACCCCAACTATCAGCCTACCAAAACGACTGATTGGGGAGATGATTGGATTATCTGGCCTGTGGATGGTTACGGAAACCCCGATCAAGTGCGCGCGCTGTTAGACCAGCAACGCCCTGACATTCTTTGGTTTATGACGGACCCTCGATTTTATGGGTGGCTCTGGCAAATAGAAAATGAAATACGAACCAGAGTCCCAATGGTGTATTACCACGTTTGGGATAACTATCCATACCCACAGTTCAATCGAAAGTTTTATCTATCCAATGATCACATTGCTTGTATCTCCAAGCTTACTTATGACATTGTTCAAACGGTTGCTCCTGAGGTTGAGAGTTCTTATATTCCTCACGCGGTGGACGCAGAAGTATTCAAACCCTTTACTCCGGAAGAGATTCAGAACCATCGCCGGCAGCGAAATTTAGATGACAAATTTGTTTGTGTATGGAACAATCGCAATGCACGGAGAAAACAATCGGGATCACTTATTTTTTGGTTTAAAGATTTCTTAGACAAAGTGGGCCACGATAAGGCAACGCTCATCATGCACACCGACCCTAAGGATGTACACGGACAGGACCTCGAAGCGATCATTCAAAATTTGGGCCTTATTAACGGCGAAGTTCTATTTTCTCGCCAAAAGGTAGACTCCCCCGACTTGGCCTTAATGTATAATATGGCTGACCTGACAATAAATGTATCCGACGCAGAGGGATTTGGACTCGCTACACTTGAGTCTCTCTCTTGTGGCACACCTATTTTGGTTAATAAGACTGGAGGCCTCCAAGATCAAATTACCGACGGCGAGACGTATTTTGGAATTCAGCTAGAACCTTCATCCCGAGCTATCATTGGCAGCCAAGAGGTGCCTTTTATTTATGAGGACCGGCTGAATGGGGCCGAAGTAACAGCGGCCTTGGTTGAACTCTATGAGATGGGTCCGGAAAAGCGCGCCGAACTTGGAGCAGCCGGCCGAGCCTACACTCAAAAAGAGTTTAATTTTGAAACCTTTGCAGAGCGCTGGGACACCCTATTTACAAAAATTTATGATGAACAGGGATCTTGGGAAGATCGCAAAGGATACGCTGCTTACGAAGTGAGGGAATTTTAGAGATGCGAAAACGAATTTTAGTTAGAGGGCCCGTGTTGTCTAGGTCTGGTTACGGTGAGCAGTCAAGGCTGGCAATTAATGCATTGCGTTCTCGTGAAGACCTTTTTGAGATTTATATCGATAATATTGCATGGGGCCAAACAGGCCACGTAGCTGAAAACACAGACGAGATGTTGTACATTAAATCAACGATGATGAAAACGGCTGTTTATGTACAGAACAAGGGGCCCTTTGATATGTCCCTCCAAATTACAGTTCCCAACGAATTTCAGAAGATTGCGCCGGTGAATATTGGATATACTGCCGGAATTGAAACAACAAAGGTGGCCGGCGCCTGGATTGAGAAGACCAATGCATTCATTGATCGGTTAATAGTAGTATCTCAGCACTCCAAAAAAGTGTTCGAACAGACCACGTATGATGTAACAGATCCGCAAGGTCGAGAAATAAAGGGCTGGGGTCTTCAAGTTCCCACTACGGCCGTCAACTATCCCGTGCGCCATTTTGAGCCAGAGGAAATAGACATTAACTTTAGTACAGATAAGAATTTCTTAGCCGTCGCACAATGGGGCCCCCGGAAAAATGTCGAGAATACCGTAGGATGGTTTGTGCAACACTTTAAAGATAATGCTGACGTAGGTCTCGTTTTAAAAACAAACATCGTAGGCGATAGCATAATGGATCGCGAAGCGACAGGCGCGCGCCTTGAAAACTTGCTAGACCAGCTCGGCGGAGACCACAAATGTAAAATCTATTTGGTGCACGGAGAACTCACTCAATCTCAACTAACGTGGCTTTACCAACATCCAACGATGAAAGCTTTGATTAATATTGGCCATGGAGAAGGGTACGGCCTCCCGCTGTTTGAGGCTGCCTATAACGGTTTATCTTTAATTACGTCTACTTGGAGCGGGCAGATGGACTTTATTTGCAAGAAGAACAAAAAAGGGAAAAGTGTCCCCCGTATTAACCGCGTCGAATTTGATCTCGGACAGGTACAGCCTCACGCAGTATGGCCTGGGATCATTGAGGCGGATTCTAAGTGGTGTTTCCCCCGCGAAGCTTCATTTAAGAGAGCCTTGACAGCCGCCCTAGAAAAAGAGGCGCACTTCAAACAAGAAGCCAAGGTTCTACAGGAGCACATACTAGAGAATTTCACAGCGGAGAAGATCTATGCTGATTTTATTAATGCTTTGATTGACCCAGCAGAGCTGTCTGAGGAGACGGAAGCGTGGAACAAGGAGCTAGCCGACATCGAGATGTTATGAAGTCGGTATTGTTTATAGCAGATTTCTTTAGCGATCAGCTAACAGGTGGCGCTGAACTCAACGATGCTATCCTTATTAGGCATCTAGAAAAAACCACACGGGTAGTAAAAGTCCACAGCAATCAGGTCACTTCCCAGTTGCTAACGAATGCATCTATCGTTATAGTAAGTAATTTTATTGGACTTTCGGCACCTATGAAGCAAGAGCTGTTAGGATGCGATTATATCATCTATGAGCATGACCATAAATACCTGAAAACGCGAGACCCCAGTAGGTACCCGCACTTTGATATCCCAGCCTCGGAACACATAAATGTGGCTTTGTATAGGAAGGCTAAAGCAGTTGTTGTATTGAGTGCCGTCTGCAAGGAAATATTAGAAAAGAATTTGCACCTAACTAATGTCTATAGTATCGGGAGCAGCTTATGGTCGGATGAGCGCCTGGATCATATTGAGTCTCTTCTAGAGACGCCCAAGAGTGACAAGTTTGCGATCATCAATTCTTCCAACCCAGTGAAGGGTACGGCCCCGGCAATACAGCTTTGCAAGGACCGAGAGATTAACTATGAACTTATTGGACCCTATGCCGACCCTGCTGATCTGCTAACAGAACTAGCCCAATATAAAGCTCTGGTATTTTGCCCCCAAGTGCTAGAGACGTTCTCTCGCATATCTGCTGAAGCCAAAATGCTGGAATGTAAGCTTCTTACTAGTCCCAAAATGCTTGGTTTTGCATCAGAAGACATATTCGGCCTCTCTGGAAAAGAGCTAATTGATGCGTTGCGGAAAAGAGTAGAAGAGGCCCTAGTACTTTTTGATAATCTTATTGAGCACGAAAATGAAAAAAGTCCTACGGAAAGTATTACTGTGATTCTCAACTGTTATCGTCGCCCGGAGTATCTCGAAGAGCAGATCGCCGCCTTGAGGGCGCAGACAATCCAGCCTCAGCAAATTTGGGTATGGGTCAATTATCATGAAGACAATGCTGGTTTTGATTTCGAAAGTCTCGACGTTGATCGGGTGATTAAAAATGATTATAACTGGAAATTCTACGGCCGATTCAGTGCTGCATTACTTGCTCAAACAACATTTGTAGCCCTTTTTGATGATGACACTATCCCGGGACCCTTATGGTTTGATAACTGTCTGCAGACGTACGCACAACACCCGGGGATCTTGGGAGGTGTAGGAGTTCAATTGAAAGAAGATCGCTATTATGGCCATCAGAGGGTTGGATGGAGTAATCCTAATCCGGAGACTACTGAAGTAGACTTGGTTGGGCACGCCTGGTTCTTGCCGCGCACGGCGGTAATGGATCTATGGCGCGAAGAACCCTATTGCTGGGATAATGGGGAGGACATACAGCTGTCCTACCTCGCTCAGAAGTACAGCAATACCAAAACTTATGTACCGCCGCATCCCCCCGATAAGCCCGCCATGTTCAGTTCCACTAAGGGGATGGAGTATGGGGTAGACACTAAGGCGACTTCGCGTCCCACAAATCATCAAGTATTCTATACGGAGCGGGACAACTGTGTGAAAAACGCCATCGAGAATGGCTGGAAGCCCATTTACAGGAGATAAAATGTTATTGATTTCATTTGGCACGCGCCCAGAGTATATTAAAATTAAACCACTTTTGGAGCAGTTTGACGGCAGGCTCCCCTATGCTCTCCTTTTCACCGGCCAACATACCAGTCTTCTGGAAAATGTAGTGAACACTACGGATATTCGCCGTCTTAAAATTACTGACGGCCCCAATCGCCTGGATTCTATTGTTTCGTCAATTATGAATAATGATCATGTGTTCAACGAAGTCACCGCTGTGATGGTACAGGGAGATACCACATCTGCACTAGCTGTGGGTCTCGCCGCCTTTCATCGGCGACTTAAAGTAATACACCTTGAAGCGGGCTTGCGCACGTGGGATTTGGAGAATCCCTACCCTGAAGAATTCAATCGTCAAGCCATCGCCAGGTTGGCCAGCATCCACCTGTGCCCGACAGATGTGTCGGCAGCTAATTTAAAAGCTGAGCATATTACACACAACGTTTTCATTGTTGGTAACACGGTATTGGATAATATTCGCGACATTGAGTCGGTATACGGGAACACGATTCTTGTCACTCTCCACCGGCGCGAGAATCACTCAGAGATGGATAAGTGGTTTTCAGAACTGGATACTTTGGCGAAAGAGCATCCGGAATATGAATTTATACTTCCGCTGCATCCTAACCCTAACGTTACACAATACCGGCACCTCCTTCAGCACGTGAAGGTTGTGGATCCCGTCGAGCATTCCGAATTCATTCGGATGATTGCCAGTTGTCGCTTTATTATTACCGACAGCGGCGGGATTCAAGAAGAAGCCTCCTTTATGCGGAAAAAGTGTATTGTGTGTCGAAAGATAACTGAACGCGTCGAAGGGATGGGTATATTTGCTTATATGTGCGATAACCCTACAGAACTCCGCGCCCAATTTGATTTTGTTAATACTCAAGAGAACTACAAGCCACTCGCCAGCGACGAATGTCCATATGGCGACGGTTTTGCAGCACAAAAAATTTACGATGTATTAAAAAGCCACCTCACACCGAACAAATAAAATGAAATTTAAATCTGATTTTTGGCTCCTATTAGACAAGCTTAAGCGTGGTGAGCCGTTTGCGTTTACAAGATTTTCGGATGGAGAAATTCTGGTGATGCAAAATAAGCAGCTAGTTTTAGAACAAGATTATGTTATCACGGGAGACGTACGGCACAGCTTTGGCTATGCTTCGGACGATTATAAGAATTTTGAGCCCTCACAACATGGGTTTGTGCGCGAAGCCTTGGTTGAGGCATATACGTTTAAGAAGCTCAACTATTTTGTTGGCGGTATATGCAAAAATTGCAACTGTGCATCCGCACAATATGTGCCCTGGATGAGAGCCGAATATGGAGAGTTTGATGACCAGTATAGTTATGCCAATCTGTTGGTTAACTCGAATTATACTGATTTTGTGAGCCACTACATACCTGCTCTTAAGAACCACAAAGTTGTAATGGTGTGTAGCGAGAATGCTGACTTATCCGAAATGCCATTTGAAGTAGTAAAAGATTTCCGCGTTGGGCGCAATTGTATTGTGAACGATCATCACTTGATCGGCGAAATGAAGGAATGGGTTGAAAAGGAGAAGATAACAAATCACGTATTTTTGTTTTCGGCCAGCAGCCTCTCAGAGATATTAATTCACAATTTATTTAAAAATTATGATCAAAACACGTATATTGACATAGGAACAACGCTTCACAAGCAGATGAAATTATCGCTTAAGCGAGGTTATCTTGAGGCTTATTGGAGCCGCCGCCCGCATTTGAGTTTGGTAACTTCGTGTAATGATTGAATTAGTAAAAAACGAACCGAAGTATTGGGAGTTCCTTCGAACCCTGCGTAATCATATAGAGGTACGCCCGGGCTTCATTCGGCAAGACTATATCGAGACTGAAGATCATGCTCGGTTTATGGAAAAATATGGGGAGTGTTTCTATATTTGTTTAGTAGACAATGAGGCTGCGGGCTTTGTAGGAGTAATAGATAAAGACATTCGTGTCGCGACAAGTCCAGACTACCAGCAGCGGGGACTAGGGAAGTTTATGATTCAACAATTGTTGGTGATGCATCCTGATAGTGTCGCCAAAGTAAAGGTCGAAAACGAAGCCAGCTTGAGGCTATTTGAGTCTTGTGTCTTCACCCGAAAATATTATATTTTAGAGAAAGCAGAGGAAACAGAATGAGCGCGCCGTTGAAATTTATAGACCAGTCTACCGAAGAGAGCAGAGCGCATTGGCTGAGCAGAGAGTTAAAAGACGCAGCCCATACTTATCGAATTCCTGGTTATAATGTACCATACCCCGACTCTCATCTCACCTTTAAGCGTCTTCCTAAATACTGTGTAGATATTGGTGTCAATGTAGGAGCTTTCAGCATTTATGCGAGCCCTTTCTTCAAAAATGTGATCGGATTCGAGGCAGCCCACAATACCTATCAAGTGGGGTTGGAGAATATAAAGGCCTCCGGTAAGGAGAATATAAATATTCACAACTTAGCCGTGGGCACCGACTCAGGCGAGACTGTATACTTGTGTTCTCACCAAGGCGAATTATCGCGCGACACTAGCTGTTTTAATCCGGCAGAAAATCCCGAGTGGACGCGCGACGAAACGGAAGCGGTATCAACCATTTCACTGGAAGACATTTATGTTGAGTATAATATAGATTATATTGACTATTTGAAGGTAGATTGCGAGGGGTCGGAGTATCCCTTTTTAGTTAATAAAGATTTATCCAAGATAAATTTTTTAACCTTAGAAATTCATCCTGGCCTCATAGGCGAGGACCTGACAGCTGAGCTTTTAGAGCATTTGAGTTTATTTTTTAATTTGCGTTGTAAGTTTGGAGAACACATTCTCTTCTACGAGGGTATAAATTAAAAATGTTGCACAGCCCTTATAAAATTGTTCAAATGTTTGAAGAAGAGGTGGCCCACTATACTGGGGCCCCCTACGCTGTGTCTGTGAATAGCTGCACAAATGCTTTATTTTTAGCTTGCAAATGGCACAATATAGCCGGCCACGAGGTGATTCTCCCTAAGAGAACTTATTTATCACCACCCCAATCCGTTCTACAAGCCGGCGGCACCCTGGTCTTTGACGAGAGGGAGTGGGAGGGCATCTACCAGTTTAAGCCTTTTCCCATCTATGACGCTGCAAAGAGATTAACATCGGGGATGTATCTGCCGGGTACCATGATGTGCTTAAGTTTTCATATTAAAAAACACCTTAAGATCGGCAAAGGAGGAATGATTCTCCTTGATGACCCGGCGGCAGTAGAATGGCTTAAGGCTCGCCGGTATGAAGGTCGAACAGCCGGAAAAATGTATCACGAAGATATGATTGATGAAGGAGGCTGGAATATGTATATGACCCCTGAGCAGGCAGCCCGCGGCCTTACGTTGATGCAGAATTACCCAGATCAGATGGCCGATATCCCCGAGGACCCTCCATATCGAGATCTGACCGAATTTGAATTATTTGCTGATATCGAGGTAAGAAGTGAGTAATTTCTTTAAGATATATGGCCTGCGTACCTCGGGCACAAACTGGCTGCAATGGCTTATCGAGAAGAATATAAAAGATAGTGTTGTCTTTCGTAACCAGTTAGCCTGGAAGCATGGCCCACCCACTAGTTTCGTGGATTGGACTGGCACAGTTGTAGAGTGGGATGACAAAAAGAACCTAGGTTCAAAATATAATAAAGTCTTAAATGCAATAAAGGATGAAAAATTATCCAATGGGCTAACCGCTAGGAGTATGAAAGACGAGATTGAGAAAGCCTTTGAAGCTCAGGAAATAATACACTGCTTTATTGTAAAGAATCCCTATAATTTTATGAAGAGTAGACTAAAGAGGAATAAAGACCTGGCCACGGAAATGAAAGATTGGAATGAACGCATAAAATCTTATTTTGAGTTTGACTACGACTCCCACATCATTCTCTCTTACGAGAAACTTAACCGGAACCCTAAGGGTGTCTTAGAAGATCTGAGCGACTACTTCGGATTAGAAATGAATGAAGAATTTGTGGACACGGAGGACAACCTAACACACGCTATGCACGCCACAGGGAAGCGCCAAGTTCTGAGCGAAAACTACGAAAAAGAGATTAAATCAACCTTCAGTACGGACGTGTTAAAACAGATTGACGGGGCGATAGATCCAGAATCATTGAGGTTGTATCACGCCTTATGAAAGTAGCACTTTGTCTCCATGGTTATTTCGATTCGCTCCACGATTCTACATCAAAAGGAGCAGACGGGTACCACCATATTAAAAAGCACATCCTTGATGTCGCCGATACAGATGTATTCATACACAATTGGCAGCCAACGCTTTCAGGAACGATAAATGAACTCTATAAGCCGGTGCTCACCAAATATGAAGAGCAGATTGATTTTGAGGCCATGGCCCACTCGCGACATCTAGATCGGTTGCCCAATCCGCCACGAAAACCCAGCACAATCTATTCGCATTTCTACTCCATTCAAGAAGCCTTTAAGCTCTGTTATGCTTCCGGCAATAAGTATGATGTGGTTATCAAAGCCCGGTTTGACCTAGGTCGGATCAACAGGAATACTTCTGGTCCCGGCAAGCGACACACCTACGCTGTACAGTGTATTAATTTTAATCCTAATATTGATATGAGCAGATTTTATATGGCTCATTGGGAGATGTTCGATCAGGGCCCCCCGGATATGTGGTTTTATTCTTCAGATGTAAATATGGCCAAGTTTTGCTCGATATATGATGATATTAGTAGATATATGGTGTTCGGTAGTGAATTTAGTCAGTTTGTGGCGCCTCAGTTTGGAATTCAGAATATCTCAAATGCTGTGCTTCTCTATAAGTGGTGGCTGCAAAAAAATGGACTCTGGGACATCAGAGAGTCATTAGAGACACAATATGAATAATATATCGTTCGTAGTTTATAGCCACTCCACCTACTCCGACTTGTGGGCGCCGTTCTTTAGTCGTGCCGAAAAGCACGTAGCAGAAGAGTTTGAGAAATACTATTTTTTCGTTGATAGCGTAGACGTCCCCTTAGCCACTCATATTCCAGAGAAATATGAAGTTGTCTATTATGATGATTCGGCACCCTACACCGATAGGCTTAGGTTCTGCCTTGAGCAGATAGAGACAGAATATTGTATTTTCCAACATGAAGATATGATTCTCTACGATGATGTTAAGGTGGACCTACTAAGGTCGATTTGGGACGTCACACAGGAAGAAGAGATCGACTACATTAAGCTACTTAAGGGGGGTGCCGCTAAGGATACTAAGTTTGATACCCCACACACAAAAAACCCTTCTCTTCGGAAGATATACCCGGGTTTCGACTATATAGTGGCAATACAATCGTCTATCTGGAAGGTGGCCACCTTTTTGGAAATCGCGACTCATCACACGGGACTTAATATCTGGGAGTTTGAAGCGCAGGCGCAGCACTTCTGTAGGTATCGAAATTATAAATGTTATTATAGTTTCGTAGGAAATGAGAAGAGAAGAGGCCGTCACCATTGGGACTCTTATGTATGGCCCGTGATTGCCACCGCAATATTTAAAGGAAAATGGACCGTGGACCAATATCCTGGAGAGCTACGTGAGATATTTTCCCAATACGGGATAGACCCAGAAGAGAGAGGAACTTGCTAATGTTACAGATGATAATATTTGATATGGATGGGGTTTTGGTGGATGCTTGTGATTGGCATCGCGATGCTCTCAACATGGCACTGAAGGAGGTTAGTAACTATGAGATCTCCCGGGAAGACCATTATTCCGTATTTAATGGGAGCCCCACAAAAGTAAAATTACAGAAACTGACAGAGATGGGTGTTGTTTCTGCGGAAGCACATACTGCCATCTATGAACTAAAGCAGAGCAATACAATGCACATTATTGAAAGACAATGCGAAGTGAGTTCAGAAAAAATACAACTTATTGAGTGGCTTAAGGATCAAGGGGTTGTAGTGTGCTGTTATACAAATAGTATAAGAGAAACAGCATCCTTGATGCTAGAAAAAACAGGAATACTTTCCAGTATAGATACTTTGGTGACAAACCAGGATGTAGAGAATCCTAAGCCCCATCCTGAAGGGTATTTAAAAATTTTAAAACAGTATAAATGTGCGCCAGAAAATGCGATAATAGTGGAGGATTCTCCCAAGGGGTTGCGGGCAGCCAAAGAAGCTGGTTGCGCTATACTGGAAGTCAAAGACGCAACAGAAGTCACAATCCACAGAGTAAAGGAATTTATAGATGAAAATTTTAATCCCAATGGCGGGTGAAGGAAGCCGCTTTGCCAAAGAGGGCTATACGTTTCCAAAACCATTAATTGACGTTAAAGGCAAACCAATGATACAGACAGTGGTCGAAAACTTAGATTTCGATTGCGAATATATTTTTTTGGTCCGAGCCGAGCATATAGAAAAATATGCTGGCCTTTTAGACACCTTAGATAGAATTACAAATGGTAATTTTAAGCACGTCGTTGTCGACAAACTTACCGAAGGCGCCGCCTGTACAGCTTTGTTGGCAGAAGAATATATTGATAACGATGAAGACTTGTTAATCGCAAATTCAGATCAGGTTGTCGAGTACGAGCCCAAGAATTTTACGTTGTTAAAAAATTTGTCTAACGTAGATTCGATGGTTTTTACTTTTAATGCGGTGCATCCTAAGTGGTCCTTTGTTCGAACAAACTCTAGAGGATATATTACTGAGGTTGCTGAAAAGAAGCCTATCTCCGACATTGCCACTTGCGGTATTTATTGGTATCGCCGCGGCTCAGACTTTGTTAAATACGCTAAGCAGATGATCGAGAGTAATATTCGTGTAAACAACGAGTTTTACATTGCCCCAGTGTATAATGAATTGATAGCCGATGGCAAAACCTTGGTTCCTTTCTATGTTCATGAGATGTGGGGAATAGGCACCCCAGAAGATCTCGAAAGGTACTTGAAAAAAAGATGAAAATTCAAGTAGGGGGAATGCCTCAGGCTGGCAGTACCCTGTGTTTCAACTTGCTTAAGTTTGCATTGCAGGAGGAACACAATCTTCAACTATGGGTTGGCTCTCGCAAAATGGGCTATATTGCCTGTGAGAAGGAGACAGATAGCTTGATCGACTTAGTAAAAGTCCACGTTCGAACAACTAGTAATTTTCTTATAAACGTAAGAAGAGATATAAGAGATTCTGTGGCGTCTAATATTCGGAAAGATCCGGAGTTTGCCGGCGGAGACGTTCTAAAGATTGCTGCAAGAAATATGACGTGGTATAATCAGTGCAATCCGTGTGATTATCTGTTCTGTTATGAGGAATATAAGGCGCGCCCAGTAGAGGTAGCAAAAGAAATGCTAGAGAGTTTGCCTTTGGCGGTCGAGTGTGATATTGAAAAGGTCATCGAAAAGGCTGAGAGCCTAAAAGACAAAAAATATTCATCTAAACTCACTCATCATAAATTTGATCTTATGACATCTCATCATGTTACTAATGGTGGCAAGATTGGCTCTTATCGCGAAACGTTGGATACAACACAAATTAGTCTACTAGAATTAGAGTATGGAGTATGGTTATTGGAGAATGGATATAAATTATGCGTTTAATCTCTCATAGAGGCAATACCCGGGGCTTGAGGCCCGAAGACGAGAACTCGCCGCCCTATATTTTAAATGCACTCAAAGAGGGGTACGAGGTGGAGATTGACGTCTGGTTTGAGAATCATAAGTGGCTCCTGGGTCATGACAAGCCCCAATATGAAGTTGAGATAGGATTCCTTCAGGACCCCCGGCTATGGTGCCACGCAAAAAATCTAGCAGCCCTAACGCATATGCTTAAAAATGATATCCACTGTTTTTGGCACCAAGAGGATGACTACACAGTAACGAGCCATGGCCATATTTGGGTGTACCCCGGCATCCCCGCGAACACGCATAGTGTTATAGTGTGTAAAAGTCTAGAGGAGACAGAAGAACACTATAGGGCTGAGGATGTTGGCGGCATATGTAGTGATTTTGTAGGATTATTATGAAACTACTAACAATAACCGGCTGCCTGGGTTTTATTGGCTCCTATGTTACTAGGGCTTGCCTGGAGAAAGGATGGCGCGTCTACGGCATCGACAAGTGTACGTATGCCAGCAACCCAGCGCTTTTGGACGAATTTGAAAAGAATGCAAACTTTACGTTTAGTAAGGAAGACATCGCAGATGTTACATATATACCGGATTGTGATTATGTTATCAATGTCGCAGCAGAGACCCACGTCGGAAACAGTATTTTAGACAGTTCTGATTTTATTCACACCAATGTTGACGGCGTTAAAAATTTATTGGACGTCATTAGATTTAAGCCTGAGAACATCTGCCGGCAGCCGGTTTTCTTTCACTTTAGCACCGATGAAGTATATGGAGATATCACATCTGGAAGTCACACCGAAGAAGATCTAATGAACCCCAGCAATCCCTACTCTGCGTCGAAGGCTGCATCTGATATGCTTATCAAAGCCTGGGCTCGGACATATGGAATGGAATATATTATTTTGCGTCCAACCAATAACTATGGCATTTATCAACATACGGAAAAACTGGTACCACTGGCGGTCAAGCTGCTCCAGTGGGGGAAAAAGATTCGTCTTCATGATGCCGGCACTCCCGTTCGCAACTGGCTACACGCGGCAGATACTGCAGCGGCAGTCATCACTATTATTGAAAATGGCGTGAAAAACGAAATCTTCAATGTTTCCGGGGGTTTCGAGCAAGAGAACAAAGAAACAGTTAAAAAAATCATAGAAGAGTATTATAGTAGTGGGACAGAGTGGGAGAATTATGTGGACCTGGGGTATGTACGCCCTGGTCAAGATGTGCGCTACTCACTAGATGACACCAAATTGCGCAGTCTGGGGTGGGAACCCTCGCGAGTTTTTGACACAGAGATCAAAAGTATCGTAGAATTCTATAAGAATAAATTTTATTGGTAAGGAGAAAAAAATGAAATTATCAAATCAAGCCGTCGGTGCACTTATGATGGCACTTCAGAAATCGTTGATGGAGCAATCAGATATTGTTCCAACATTATTAGAAATGGATTTTGTTACTACTGAGGCAGGGGACTTACAAGTTACTAACCCCCCCATTGTTTCGCTAGAAGGTGTTGAGGTTAACACGGAAGAAGATAACGAAATTCTGGTACCGTAAGAGTGCCACGATATCAATACAGCTGCAAACAGTGTGAGGAAATCTCACTCATTCATCATTTGAGCGACGAAATTGTAACTATTTGTCCACAGTGTGACGCCCAAGATAGCCTCACAAAGATGCTAACAAGTTTTCGGACACAACCGTCGTCGCCCATTGCAGCAAAAACGCCTACGGGCCAGATAACGGAGGAGTTCATCAAGGACTCCCGAGAAGACCTTGAAAAGTATAAAAACCATTTGGAGAACCAGGAATGACAATTTTTGATTTAATTGGCTTAATATCCCTGGGCCTCAATGCGGCGCTTATTTGGTATATTATTCGAATTTTGCGAAAGTTTATATTTATTTCACAGGCCCTAGGAGACCTTTTCTTTACCACCAAAGCATTCCAGATATTTGTTAACTCTGTATATGGAATGGACTCTTATCATGGAGAGCCGATCATTCAAGAATTGGTGCTAAAGATCCAAGATGTGAGCGAGGAGATGGAAAACTTTAGGGACATCTTTGAATATACGTTAGACCAGGAATTGGAGGATGAGCTTAATGCAGCCGAAGAAGCAGCGCAAGAAGAGATCGCGCAGTAAAAAGAATCACTATTTCACCCAGGTCCATGAAGATGCTATCGTAAAATACGCTCTTACTCAAGATAGGGACCTTCGATCTAAGCTATACGAAGAATATATACAACCAGCTTTCGATCAGATGGTGGATAAAATTATCTATACCTATCGCTTTACAACATTGCCAAACATAGATTATCTTAAAGCTGATTGTAAGGTGTGGCTCACCACCATTCTTAACAAGTATGACCCCAACAAGGGATCAAAAGCTTTCTCCTATTTCTCCGTGGTCACCAAAAACTGGTTTATTCATAAAGTCAAGAGAACGCAGAAGCGGAATCAAACCGAGATTTTTATGGAAGATATGTTAAACCAGCTGGAGGAGGATCTTGTATCCACGGAGCCCACATATCTTCAGAAACGATCCGAAATCGAATTTTGGACGTCTCTCTACCAAGAAATCGATACGTGGGACTCGTTTATGCTAAAAGAAAATGAGAAAAAGGTTTTGATGGCAGTTCGAATCCTTTTGGACTCTGCCGATACAATAGAAATTTTTAACAAAAAAGCTATTTACTTATACCTGAGAGAGATCACAGGCCTTAATACCAAACAGGTTGTTAATAATCTGAATAAATTAAGGAAGCGTTATAGGGTGTTTAAAGGCAAATGGCAAAGCGGTCAAATTTAAATCTTGAAGATTACGTAGAGGAAACTACGAAAAATATACGAGAAGATCGTGCAATGGCCAAGACGCTACTTATTGATGTCATGGCCGATATGGCAGCCTCCGCCACAGACCGGCGAGAAATGGGCCCTATTGCGGCCAAGTTTGTAGAAAACCTGCAACGCTCTAACGAGCAGATGGTCAAGTTAGCCAGCATCCTCCAGCGCCAAAAAACCAACCAGATTGGACTAACTGACGACGACAAAGAGCAGCTCTTTGATCTCTTGAACGAGGAAAAATAGGCAATGCCTGATAGTGATGATCAGCTAGCTCTCAAGGATCTCTCCTACGGATTTATGAATCCCGTAGCTGACGGACGAACAGGCAATTCCACCGACCTTCGACGGACAGATACCATGTCGCGCCTAGGCGCCTTCATCGGAACGGAATATGCGCGTCATGCTCTTAAGGGTGTTGAAGAGTTCCGTGGGATAGTAGTACAAGTGGCCGAAAAAACCGGCATTGCTGCCGACCCCCGAGAGGCTGTACTGGAGGAGTATGCCAAAAGGAATTGGGCCCAGCGCGCTGCGGCTGCAGCGACGTCGGTGCTTGAGGGCCCTAATAGGCCAGTCTATAAGGTGTATATTCCGGAACTAGAGTGTCGTCCGGCGCCTACCAGTTTTGGAGACCCCATAATCACCACCTATTATAACGTTTATTTGGATGATAGTGTCACCGGTATTTTTAAAAGCGAGCCTAAACTTGGAAGCCTTGTAACGGTCAAATTTGGCAACGTGGCCAATTTTAGCGATCCGCGGATAATCCGCATAGGTGAGCAGATTGCGTTCCATGGTGTTAATCCGACGGGAAATCAAAGCGCCCATCGCAGCAATTCCTCCCGGCCCGCTTCGGGCACGCCTGGCTCATCCCCTCCTCCAGCCGCGGGCACAGATATGAGATGCCCCTCCACCAGTACTGTCAATGGTAGTGACCAACAAACAGGAACTCAGCTCCATCAAGATGACTGGACAGCTGCCGACTGGCCATCTAATCCCGTAAGTAATTGGGTTTTGCCTATAAAACCCAGTGAGGGATTTGAGGGGCACCCAACTAGATTGCGCGCCTCTGGCGGCTGGTACCGCGTGTCGGGGGGAGCACACTATGCGATTGATTTAAGCGCTCGTACGGGGACCCCCCTTTATGCGGTGCAGGATGGGCAAGTCGTCGCGAGTCCTACAAGCCTGTGTCGATCACACGGGCCATCGACCGCCGGTAATCAAATTCAATATAAGACTGTTGAGGGGTATTATGTATTATATATCCATATGGATATGCCTTCGCATTTGCGAGCCGGCGATATGGTTAGAAAAGGTCAACTTGTTGGTTATGTAGGAAACACGGGGCATACCGACCCCATCGGACGCGCAGGCGAACATCTTCATTGGGCGGTGGGCACCCAGCAAATCACCCAAAACACTCCATCCTCGGCCAAACTCAACGCGGCTGATTTCTATCCTGCCGACTGGATTTGGATCAATGATGGAGCTACTAACCCCCCGGCTCAGACTCACTATCGACGCGGGTCGCCACAACACACCCCGCGGAGGGTTTAATACTGTGCATAAAATAAAGCTCACTATCAGAATATCAGCAACCACCCCAGAGGTGTCGAGGAAGAACAGTGCCCAATAATAATGACGAACTAGCGATTAAGGATCTTTCTTATGGATTTCTTAATCCGATTGAAGATCGAAGAACCGGTAATTCTACGGATCGGCGGCGTTCCGGCACGGGCGATTTCCTCCGCGCAGGAATTGACAGCGTATATGCTACTCATTCGTTAGAAGGAGTTGATGAGTTCCGCGGAATAGTTGTGCAGGTATCTGATAAAGAAGCCTTCGCAGCCGGCGACCGTGAAGCGGTGTTGGACGCTTATGTTAAAAGAAATGCAGCACAACGCGCCGGCCGTGCAATTAGCGAATGGTGGAAGGGCGGAATGCGAAAGGTGTATAAAGTTTATATTCCTGAGTTAGAGTGCCGTCCTGTGCCCTATGGTTTTGATGACCCAATCATTACCACTTATTATGATGTTTATATGGACAATAGTGTGGGTATGCTGGAAGCAAGAAAAGCAGAACTCGGAAGCGTTGTGACCGTAAAGTTTAGTAATACGGATAATTTTGCTGACCCTCGAATAATCCGCGTCGGGAAGACCGTGGCTTTCCATGGTATTAATCCGACGGGAAATCAAAGCGCCCATCGGGGAGGCAACTCTCTCCCCGCCGGTCAAGGCCGTGGAGAGCGCCGACCACGCTCAACCCCTGGTGGTGGTGGTCCAGCCCCCCGCCCGGCTACTGCGCAGAATATTTGCCGCGACGCCGTGACTGGATATACCCCGGGCCCCAACGCCGAGGACCTTCGCGCTTGGATGGTGGGGAAACCCATTCGAGAGAAGGTCAAAAGCGACGGCGACTCTGATGACGGTCCACAACTCGACAATGGAGGAGATCTTACGGCTGACTTTGTAAAGTTTGCCAAAAGCTTTTTGCAGGATGTAATTGATGAGATACCTTCTATCAACTACACAAGGATCACCGGTGGCAACGATGCCTATCATCATTGCCCGCCCTGCTCCGGCCGAAGCAGGCACTGCTACGGCGACGCAATGGACATCACCATCCATCCTACGACTACGTTGAACAAAACAGCTGTAAACAAGCTTCTGTATGAATACTCAGTAGGGACGAATGCCAAAGTCCTCTTTAAAAATGAGTATTCTTCGGCGCAGACTGGTGCCGCAACCAGCGGTGGCCATTTTCATATAGAGATAAACGGCCGCGTTTCAGGTTGGAGAAAGACGAATTATGACGATGCCGTTGCCCTAGAACGCACTGGAGCCATTACGGGGAAAGATTATGCCTAGAATATCACTTGATTCAGTCATTAAAAAGGTTACCGACGCTATAGATCTGAATTTAATGTCCGACGATGATCGGAAGAACTTTGACCTTCGGCCACCTCAAGGTAAGGCCAGGTACCTGGGTTTTGATGATGGGTTTAAGCAAAACTTTGACACCCCGGGCTATATATCTACCTCCAACGAGCGCGCCATCGCTCAGGGCAATTCTTCCATTGTTTTGGGCCTCGATAGGCCCAGTAATATCTTTTCGGGATTTGGGGGAAAACAAAACACGCATTGCGCATCCATTGACATTGTTACCGGCCGGCTAGGTTATCGTGGAGCTTCCCACACAAAAGCCGGCGATTATGTGAATGCCGACCCTAACTTTCGACTCGATGCAGCGCGCATCTACATTTCCCAAAAATCAGATCCTGATGGTTATTTCGGACTCGCAGCCGGCAGTGTGGGAAATACAAGTCCAGACATCCCGAGAAGCACAGTCGCTGTTAAAGCAGACACTGTGCGACTTATTGGCCGCGAGAACATCAAGCTCGTGACCCGTACAGATGCGGCAAATTCTCAGGGCGCCCCACTTCCTAACACTTTTGTCGGAGGATACGGCATTGACCTGATAGCCTTGAATGATGATAAGGGCCTGCAGCCAATGGTTAAGGGCGACAACCTTAAGGAATGTTTGAAGGCTATCATTGAAGCGATCCACGACCTCCGGGACCTCTTTGATAACTTTATTGAAGAAGATCGTAAAATGACACAAGCTATGCTTAAGCACACCCACCACTCGCCTTTCTTTGGCTCTCTGACCGCTCCTGATTTTACAGGAATTCTGCCCACTGGTATCGAGACACTGATAAACAAAATTACAAACGTTCAATTGCAACTCAACACATCTATGCAAAAGCTAACTACTGTACAGACTAATTATTTGGAGGCCCCAGCCGGTTCGACAGCAACCAAAGACGGAAAGAGTCAATATATTCTGAGCCGCTACAATAATACGAATTAACATGCCAGCCCAAGTTAACCTTCATAACGAATACCCCGCCCGGCCTGCCAATATTCCCTTTGAGGAGGGTAATATTAGTCGGCTAAAGTTGCGTGTGCGTTCCACCCGCTCGAACTCGTCCATCTTGAATGATGCTTTGGATATCTATATCACCCACTATTTTCCCGAGTTTTATCGAAACATGGAGGACTCATCTTTTGATGGAGACAATACGAACTATGAGGAGTTACGCATCACCCTCCAGAGCGGACTCTCTTTTGAAAATGCTGGCTTCGACACAAAGCCTCCATCTGCTTATAAGTTTGTAATTACGAAGCTGGACGTGGGTCGCACCCTATATCAAATGAGAAACGAGTGGAAGCGGGAAAGGAAGTTGCCCGATTTTCAAACAAACCTAGAGTTTTTCAACTCCCAGCAGAATATTGGCTCCGAAGTAATCTCCTACACTCAGATGCCCCTCGACACGGCCTTCAATCCTATTTCTACTTTTACAGAGTTGATGACAAGCTTTTCAAGCCAAAAAGACAATTATAACGGCGCCGTGCCTATAGGGGGCTTAAATTTTCCTTCTCTTGCTAAGACAGTCAATGACGTCTGGGCCGACATTATAACTGGTACAGCCCTTGATATAGAGAGTATTATTGGAGGCTCTTTTACGGCCACTGAGGGTGATCAATTGACTTTGTATTTCGGACATCGTACCGGTCCGAACCCCAATCACACAGCACCCGCACCTCCTCCTGATCCTTTGGGCCTAGTTCCCCCGGATATCGCTCTCAATGGTATCGTGTACTTCGCAGCTGATGCTTTGGCTGCAGATTTCTTCAAGGTTGGTTATTTTACGATGATCAAGTATCGCAAGATTTTTAGCGATCAAATTACATTGAAGATGCTCCGACACTACGAGGAGCTGGTCCAGAAGGCCAATGACCACAGCGCTGCCGGCACCCAATTCCCTATGTTTGATTTCCTCAGTCAGACACTGCCAAGTCAAATACAGGGCGAAATGCAAAGTGGGGATTTCTTTAGTTTTCCCACATCCAATGATCGGAATAATAGCAACCAAAGCGCGCTTGAAAAAGAAGCCATCCGCCTAGGTCTCATCGATGTTAATGATACAGATGAGCTTGAGCAGGGGATTAAGGCACTCACCAACGAGGAGCTGGCACAGCTTAAAAATGAGGTGGCCAAAAATCCTGAACTTTACGAACAAGTGTATCAAGAGGAAAAGAAGAAAAAACTTAAAAATGGGGTGGATGTTGCCACAACCATTTCGCGGGTCTTGCAGACTGGGGGTATGGGCTTACTGCAAGAAGGATCGCAGGTTGATCGTATTTTAGAACAAATTGGTCTTAAGGCTTTGGCCAAAGAAGCACTGATTTGCTTAACTTTTGGTGCGAATCTTGAATTAGCTCGCATCGCGGATATTGTAGGCAACACTCTAGAAGAAGAGTTGAATGAGCGCCCCGCAATGGATTTGGGGAAATTTGAGCTTTTCAAAATCAAAGGAGATATTGGAAAGATGGTTTTGGATGCCATTCTCAATGGCCTCACCACAGCGTTGATGAACATCATTAAAAAACTAACAGAGCAGCTGCAAGAAGTTTGCAACATTAACAATCCCCGTGCCAATGATTTTGGTGCCGTGGATATCGCGGATTTGATAAAGAATAATTTCCTAGACCCCCTCGCTGGCCAGAATCCTTTTGGATATGGTAACGACGATAACAATGCTCTGGCCGATCTAGCTAATATGCTGGGAATGTCCCCAGACGAGATATATCAATATCTCCAAGACGTTTCGGCCATTTTAAGCTCTATTGATATTTGTGTGCTTTTGATGGACCCGCAGAGTGCTTCCGAGGCTCTGATTGATCGTGTCATAGATTTTAATTTAGATTATTCTGATACCAACATTTCTACTAAGCTTGTGCAGGCGACTCCTGTTATTGAATTTTGGACCCTGCTTGGGAACGTTGTAGATGTAAGCGACTTGTGTAATGAAATCCTGACCGACCTCTCCCTATTGAATCAGGATAATATCTGTTTGGATTTGGACGCGCTGGGTGATGAGGAAAAACAGAACATCGAAGATCTCTTAGACATCATAGAGAACGGCTTCGATCAATCGCCGCCAGTGTTTAATTTTGACTGTCCAGATGCTGAGAATTATATTAATGATCCGGTGATGACTCGGTTGATCCCCGAGACTCTAAGCACCATGGTCGAAATTGTTGAGATGCAGTTCATTTATTCCACAGATTCTATCAAGAATGTCTTGTTAGAGCCCGTTCTCAGCCGCGCTGATGGCCGCAGTGGCGCAGGCAAAGGCTCGGGAGAGTCCGCTTACAGTACAATATTAAAGACAAACCCAGAAGCATCTGACTATCCAGAGTTACCTGAACCGGATTCGGAGGCTATCACCGCCATTGCCGATGCACTCAAAGAACTCTCAGAGGACCCGAGCGGGATTTATCAGGCGCTTGAAACTTGTATTGTGGATACGCCCAATTTGCTGGCCCCGGGGATCAGGGATGCTGCAGAAGCCATTGATATAATTATAGATATCTTAGGCAACCCCGAAGTTCAGGATGCCCTGCAGAATGTACAAGACAAGATGAGTGCCATTACAACCGGCGGCGCTGGCCCTGCGGTTAATACTTATCGATTTAATCAACAATTCTATGATGCTTTTGCCGATTATATCAATATCGCCAAATCCGATTATGTGTCAGGAACAGAGCGCTTCGCCAGAGTAGACAGTTTAGAGGCATACATTAGTCAAGTCGAGAGTCAGCTAGCAGGAAGTTCTATTTCGCAAGCAGCGCGCAGGCGACTAGAAGACAGGCTTGTAGTGGCAGAAAGTCAGCTGACTCAGATGACCCAAGAGATGTCAAACCAGACCTTTATAATTCAAAATCACTTTAAGAGGTACCGCCTCGACGGATCTCCAGATAGTCATATTGAATTTACGTTTCCCCGCTTTAGTGCTTTAGAAAAGCAGTATATTGATATTGAGTATCCCCCCTATAACGTTACGGCTCCCCCCCGATCGCCCACGTTTGAATTAGGCGCCTTGTTCACAGAGGCTACAGAAGAATTATTTAGGGTGGATATCGAAGGGACCGAGCAGGGCGGCCTTATTTCCTATACTATGGACCCCTTTGTGGCTGCAGCAACAAGCGCTCCCGGCTATGACATTAATAATACGAATGCCCAACGCAAATATTTTCCCTTTGCCTATGGGGTCATAGTCGATCAAATTTTCAATTACTATATTAATAATGGTATTTTTGACGCAGCGACACTGCAGTCTCTTAATTTTTTCCATGATAACGCGAACTGTGCTGCAGATGATGTGGCTGACCTTTTGGATGTCTCGGGTATTTTCAAGCAAATGCAGGAGGAATATCTTGAAGAGGCTTGTAATAACAACCCCTCTACCTCTCGCGAGCGAATGCGCGAGGTGATTAAATTTGGAATGTTTTTGCTTCTGGTTCAAGTACATGTTGCTGAATTTGTGATAAAGAATATTTTCGTTTTTGCCGCGGTTCAATTAGATGAGCTGTTTGGTAAGGAGTTTATTGTTTCGTATATGCGCGCGCAAGTGAACAGTTCCATACAGAGTTATTTTGAAAGAGCTAATCAAGACGACAAAATCTTAGAACTTAAGGAGGCTATGGTCACCATCTTTAATCGAATGATGACCCGCCCGAACGTGATAGCGGCTGGAGGAGTTACCGATGCTGAAGGGGAGGTCGTATTTCCAATTGGAACAGTATTCGTAGTTGAAGGCCAACCAACGACGGTTGCCCCCAATTCCATTATAAAAACCTTTAACGATATTGTTTCCTTTGTCGCAGTCTATAGAATCCAGACTTCTATGGGAACCACTAGTGCGCCAGGCCCTCTGTCCAATGCAATTGCTAAATCACTCCCAGTTGTTAACCAAAAAAGTATGGAAGAGATTTTCTTAGCCTCAATGCCTGCGGTGCTGATGGATGGAGCCGACGTGAACGATCTATCTTCTGAGAACGCTGCCCAGCGCTCACGCGCTCTAGAACAGCTTCGCATAGGTCTCGGAAATCAAGATGGGCTTATAATTCTTAAAAGCCTGGAATCCTTTGAAGAGCCTGAAATAGATTACCAAGAACAAACTACGCTGGGGACGGATGAACACCAACATATGCATGTCGGCGGCGGAGACTTCACTGTACACCAGAACAATGACACTAGTATGTCTAATCACTCGGCGCCATATGCACCACACACTCACCCTGAGTATCCTGGCCTTGAAGAATCAGGTCCGGCTGCCCCTTTATTATCCTTTCCCAGTGGGTTCGCAGAGGTTCCCAAAATTCGTTATGAATTCTGGTTTGTAGCCAACGACTATGTGAATCGCATTGGAAACCCGGCTGCCGGCCAGTATGAAGAGGCTCTCCTCGGCGGCCCGACACCCCCATCCGAAAGTCAGCCCGCGATTGATGACGCACAAAGCCGTACGGCCAATATGGTGGCTTTCAAACTCTTTGGGTGGGAATCTCAAAATCCGGAAGAAGAAGACCTAACGCCTGCGACGCCCCAATCTATAGAGCTTAGCGCCGAAGAGGTTGGGCGCATCTTGGCCAAGCCGGAATACCAAACCTGGTTCACGACCGTATTCGATCAAGAAATCATCGGAATACTTCCCATCATTCATAACTTCTACCTCACAAACCACTACTTTAGTGATATCCGAAAAGCAATGCGCTCTACTAAGAACCGCGTGTTGGAGATCCTAAATACGACGATTGCCAATCATGACAGCTACAACCAGCTCCCGGATCTCACTCGCGGCGCCTCACGACAGGCAGCTCTGCAGAATGATACCGATATTGATCCCGAGGCAATGGCGCGCGACTTTATCATACAGATGCTCATCAAAACACCCATTGATATCTTGAAAGGTGTTATTCAGTTGATTGACCCCCATGTGGTTATATCTAAGTTTATTAAGCTGGGCACCGGAGAGGCTTTCAATATGATAAAATCCCAAATGAGGCAGGTGGATTTGCCCAGCGTTGACGAGAATCCCACAGCCCCGTTCGCCCCCGGAGCCACCGGCGCAGATTTATTCACAGCGTTATTGTGCCTGATGCAGTGGCTGATAGAAAATCCCACGTTGGGCGAAGACAATCCATTTGAACTCCTCGAGCCTCCGGAGAATTTCTTCCCCCGCATTAATCAAGACGGGGTGGACTTCCTTGGAACTGGAATGGGGATGATGATGATTCCTCCCACGCCTTTGGGGCTCATTTATCTGTTGCTGTCACTAATTAACTTTGACACACAGCAAGCGAACATTGATGTGGGTGTTAATTTTGGATCGGGGAATGTTAATGCTGAAGGAGAAGATGCGACCGCGTGCGACGACGACACCTCGGCCACAGAAGACCCTGAAACCGAAGAAGCACAGACTCCGCAGAGCGTGCGCCCGCCCTATGTTGAGTCAGAGGAATAGGAGGAAGTAGAATGGCATCAGGACTATCACCGAAGCTACCCTTGGTTGTAAGTAACGTTTTTGGACCTTACGATCTTAACACCACATATAACGAACTGGCTAAACAAAACCTTAAGATGCTTGTTTTGACAAGCCCCGGGGAGCGCATAATGATGCCGGAATTTGGAGTGGGCATTACGTCGTATTTGTTCGAAAATAACGGCCCCGACACCTATTCTACGATCGCAGGCCGAATACGCCAGCAGACACAGATCTATTTACCCTATATTCAGATTGATAGTATTGATTTTTCGCTACCAGAAAATAACCCAGACTTGTTTCCCAATTCCTTATCGGTGAGCATCTTGTTCACGATCATACCACTTCAGCAAAGCGATCTGCTCCAAATTGACATATCTAACTAATTAAAGAGACTTTATTATGCCCAAGAAACTACAACCAATTGATTATACAAGCCGCGATTTTGATTCCATTCGTCGGGACTTAGAAAATTATGCCAAAAGGTATTACCCTGATACCTACAAAGATTTTAATAAAGCATCTTTTGGTTCGTTGATGTTGGATACGGTTGCGTATATTGGTGATATTCTTTCTTTTTATCTTGATTATCAAGCCAACGAGAGCTTCTTAGAGACGGCCGTCGAATACGATAATGTAGTTAAGCTAGCACGCCAGATGGGGTTTCGCCTAGATCGCAGTCCATCTTCTTATGGGATTTTAACTTTTTATATTGAAGTTCCTGCGGCCCAGGCTGTCATGGGTCCCGACCTCGCATATGCGCCTGTGTTACAGCAGGGCTCCACCTTTAGTTCTACCGGTGGCGGCACCTATACACTCTTGGATGACGTTAATTTTGCAACACTTACAAACCAGGTAGTCCCTAAGGATATTGACAACACTACCAATTTGCCCCTTAATTACGTTATTCGAGCCCAGGGCCGAGCCGTGTCGGGTCTGACTTCTTATCGCGAGGTGGATGTGGGGGCATTCCAGAAGTTTCTTAAAGTTGATCTTAATTCAAACAATGTTGCACAAGTGGTCTCCGTTAGAGACACCGAGGGGCATGAATATGTTGAGGTAGATAATTTATCTCAAAATGTTATTTACAAGGCCATAATTAACACCAACACGAGCACCAACGGAGCGGTACCGAGCATCATGAAGGCAGTCCCTGTCGCCCGTCGATTTACTGTTGAGCCCGCCACCAATACAACATATTTGCAGTTTGGGTATGGCTCCGATTCTGAGTTGGTCTCTGACTCAGTTGTGGACCCGACGAACCTAATTCTTGATTTGAATGGTCGAACTTATGTGACAGATGTGGACTTTGATCCCACTAAATTAATTAGTACCGATAAGTTTGGGATTGCACCCTCCGATACCACTCTCTCTATTGCCTATCGCGTCAACACCACGGAAGACGTGAATGCTGGCGTAGCTACAATTGTGAATGTTTCGTCGGCTAAGATTCGTTTTGCTAACCAAGGCGCCCTTTCTGCTGTCACTCGCGGCCGCGTACGTTCATCTCTAGAGGTCACAAACGACGAGCCCTTCACAGGGGATGTTTCGTTACCTAATTCTGAGGAAGTCAAGCAGAGGGTGTGGGGCTTTTATGCAGCCCAAAACCGAGCTGTCACAGTTCAGGACTACCAAGCTATCTGTTACGGAATGCCTGGAAAATTTGGCGCTGTCAAAAGAGCCGCTGTGGTTCGCGATTTTGATGAACTGCGTCGAAACATCAATATTTATGTTATATCAGAAAATTCTAGTAAGAAACTGACGACCGCTAACCAAACTCTCAAAAATAATTTAAAAACTTGGCTGTTACAATATAAAATTGTTAACGACACTGTTGATATCCTAGATGCTAACATCGCCAACTTTGGTATTAAGTATGTCGTGGCCCTGGACATTACGGCTGACCGCTTTACCGTTTTGGGCAAAGCAAATGATGCCCTAACCAAATATTTGAATAATAACCAATATGACATTGGGGAAAGTATTTTGATAACCGATTTTTATAAAGTCCTACAGAAAGTACCTGGCATCATTGATGTGGTGGACTTAGAAATAGTAGGAATGTCCGGAGCATCATACTCTCAGTTGGATTATAACTTTATCAAAAATCTCACCCCCGACGGCCGCCGCATTGCAGCTGACGCTAACGTCATTTTTGAGCTAAAGTTTCCCAATGTGGACATTAAGGGATCGATTACCTAATGGCAATTCTACGATATACAGCTAGCGCTGATACAACAATTACTAATGCCTTCGAGGCCAATCTTCGTCTCCGAGGAACCGGCTCGAATATGGGTTATGCCGATTCTTTAGAAATCTTTTCTATTTATGGCCAAGAGTCGGGCTCCAATGGGCAATCGCAAGAGCTATCCCGAGCGCTGATCAAGTTTCCCATTGCCACTATCACCGCAAATCGCGCTGCTGGGACAATTCCGGCGTCCGGTAGCGTTTCATTCTATCTTCGGATGTTTAATGCTAAGCATCCATTTACTCTTCCTCAAGACTTTAACTTAATGGTCGTACCCGTCTCTCGCTCCTGGGTTGAGGGCGCAGGATTAGACATGGATGAGTATCAAGATTTGGGCGAAGCCAACTGGGGCGAAGCTGCGCGCAACACTGCGTGGACCAACCAGGGTGGCGACTATCTAACGGCTTCCAATTATAATGTTCATTTTGCTCAAGGATATGAGAATATTAATCTCGATGTTTCCGAAATCGTGGAAAGATGGATCACCTCCGGAAATGAGTTCACGAACTATGGTTTTGGCATCCATCTGACTGCCAGCCAGGAAGCTTATTTTTCAAGCTCTCTGGGCACAGACTCTGGAAGCGTGCTTCAAAATACAGTGGGCGCTACCCAAACTTACTATACTAAGAAATTCTTTGCGCGCTCATCTGAGTTCTTCTTCCGGCGCCCTGTCATCGAGGCGAGATGGGATTCCCGAGTACAAGACGACCGTGAAAATTTCTTTTATTCTAGCTCCTTAGCTCCTGCAGCGGACAATCTAAATAATCTGTATCTCTACAACTATATTCGTGGGCGCTTAGTGAATATTCCGGCCGTTGGGACTGGCGAGATGCTGGTCTCCTTCTATTCCAGCTCATTTGGAGTTCCTACAGGCTCGGCCCTATCTCTTCCTGCGGGTGGCGGAGTAGCGGCTGACGCAGACACAAATGCCACAGCTAGTTATAGTAGCGCTGGCCTCTATTCGTGCCAGGTTGCTCTCACGGCCGCAGCTACCCCATTGCTAGAGATTCATGATGTATGGCATAGCGGCGGCGTACAGTATTATACTGGCTCTTTCTATCCTGAAAAGCTGCCCACATATGATTCGGCACCAACCTTTAATCTTATTACTAGCTGCACCAATCTGAAGAAAAAATACTCTCCGCAAGACACGTCGCGGTTTAGGTTTTTTGTGCGCAACAAAAACTGGAGCCCAACTCTCTATACGGTCTCTACGACCAACAATCCTACAGACATCATAACGAGCGCATCGTACGCAGTATATCGCACTACAGACGACTATCCCGCAATTCAGTATGGTACGGGCTCAAGCAAATGCACCTATCTTTCATATGACAAACAGGGGAACTATTTTGATCTGGATATTTCTCTATTGGAGCCAGACTATATGTACGAAATCAGATTATCTTATTATAACGATAGCATAGGAGCTTGGCAGGAACAACCTCAGACGTTCAAATTTAGAGTTGAAGAATAATTAGGGTATGAGCATCAAGAAGTATTTTGAAGTTGCTGAGAATATCCAATCCTTAGCAGCAAAATCCGCCGGTGAACTATCTGGAGAGATAGAGTCGCCAGGATATCATACTCAGGATATTATTGCGGAAGAGAGATTCCTCCCCTATACAGACTTCTCCAAGCCCGAAAACTTCGCTCGCTATGGATCCGCAGAAGAATACTATAATGCGGCCATGAAGCACATTTACAATGGGTATCCTTATGATGGCTCGTTGAAAGAAAAGCTTGAATGGCAAAATGAATCCACCTATCTGGATCTCTACTTGTTTGACGAAAAGTATCCTCGAACCACAGGGTACATCATCTTTTCGGCAGATGGCGCTGGCACAGATAATATTGCGGATGGTTATGGGCGCCCCACGACCCCGGAATATATTTTCTTCCGCGGAGGCCCCAACCCTAATTCCCAAACAGGGGGCACTCTAGCGCAGAAGTTCACAGGTTCCAATTATTATGAACCCTCGATGAACCGAGCGTCTAACTTACAGTACGACCTCTCTTCTCGCGGCGTATCTGTAGAGTTCTGGCTCAAAAAAGATGGATTCCTTGATCCTAGTATTACCAGTCGAGAAGTCATTTTTGACATGTGGAATGGGCAGAACTCCTCCTCCGCGGATTATGGACGACTCCGGGTTGAACTAACCGGAAATGTGAGCGATGGCTCGACACCGCTATTATTAACCGTACTCTCGGGAAGCACTGGATTTTTCCGCCAGTCTGTAAGTTCTACCAGTTTTACTAGTGCTTCGCTAGCGGATGGTAATTGGCACCATTATGCTATTACGATGAAGTCGGCCTCTGCCGGTGTTACAACAAAATTTTATGTTGATGGAACTCTAGAGAGTAACACTACCCTTGGTACGGTTGGTGTTAATGATGTCTCCGTCGGAGGCCTCCAAGCGAACATCGGCGCCCTTGTAACTGCGGTCTCGGGCACGACCACTCCTAGCTCCACCGCTGCAGGCGACGGCAAGCTCTCAGGATCTCTAGATGAATTCCGTTATTGGAAGACACAACGCAGCTCTAAAGACATCGGCCGGTATTGGTTTACACAAGTGGGCGGCGGTGTTAACAGTGATCCAACGCCTTATATAGAAACCAAAGACGTGGCTAATGTTAATCTGGGCGTCTACTTCAAATTCAACGAAGGGATAACAGGAGTCGAGGCAACCGACAGCACCGTCCTAGATTATTCAGGTCGCAGCTCTAATGGGAGTTGGACAGGATATGTTGTTGGGTCTAGGAACACTGGCTCGGCCATTATATCTTCCAGCGCTGCAACTGCAGAGTTCCGCGATCCCATCATTTATTCTTTCCACCCCCAAGTTGAAGCACTAGCAGCTTCCCTGAAACTGTCGGGGTCATATCATGACGTTAACAACAACGCGGCCATCTACAATTCTATCCCTGCGTGGATTACTGAAGAAGACTCGGAAGGATCGAAAGATGTTTCCTACCTTACACAGATTATTTCGAGCTACTTCGATACGTTGCAGCTGCAGATCGAGAACCTTAATAAACTTAATGATGTAAGGTACTTAAGTGGTAGTTTCCAAAAGGCGCTTCCTTTTGCGGAGCGGCTGCTTTCGTCCAAAGGAATGGTGGCCCCCAATCTTTTCTTAGATGCGGACGTTTTGGAGAAACTGGCAGACCGCAGCGAAGATTTGGTGTACGCCCAGTCGTTGCAAGAGACCAAGAATACCATTTATCAAAATATCTACAACAACCTTTCTTACATTTATAAATCGAAGGGTACAGAGAAAGCATTTAGAAATCTTATTCGATGTTTTGGAATTGATGATGAACTCATCAAGACCAACATGTATGCCAACAACGTGGAATATGAATTGCGTAACAATCGCCGTAATGTGGTTGTGGCCGATCGATTTATAGATTTTAACACGGCCGATAACGCAGATGCCTGTGTATACAACTATGTGGATCCTTCAAATCCCAACGCAGTAGGTTATGTGGCCGCCTTGGCGTCCCTCACAGGAGGGTATGCCACCACGATGGAGACAGAGATACTTTTTCCTCTGAAGCCCGCAGAGTCCTCCACCGCGTACTTTAACACCAATGTCATCAGCTCATCACTGTTCGGGATGCACAGCGCTAGTTCTACGGCTACTGACACAACTTGGGGCAGCCCTGACGCTGGCAACTTCCAAGTGTATGCTATCCGAGATGAGTTGTTATCCTCGAACGCCCGCTTTATCCTTACGGGCACTGCGGGCGGCTATGTCCCTTATTTAACTTCTGACCTATACGAAGACGTCTATAACAATACACGATGGAATCTAGCTGTGCGAATACGCCCAGCCGAATACCCACTCGCCGGCCTTGTAGACGGCACCACTTCCAACTATGTGGTTGAGCTGCACGGTGTCCAAGCTGAAGCTGGGGAGATTCTACAGGAGTTTACGGTCTCCGGGAGCGTGACGGCGCCTCCTGCCGCATTCGTAACCGGGAGCAAGCGCGCCTACATCGGCGCCCACCGCACCAACTTTACTGGTTCCGTTCTGCAGACCTCAGATGTCAAGGTTAATGCCACTCGCTATTGGCTTGATTATGTTGATGACGAAGCCCTCCGCGGCCATCTCCTCGACACCGAAAACCATGGCGCCTTGCAGCCTCATCTTTACGCCTATGGGTTTAACCCCACCGCATCATATGGAGATGTTACCAAATTTGACACTCTGGTGTTTAACTGGGAATTCCTTAACAATACTGGCTCCAATGCCAGGGGGCAACTGACTGTTGACGATATTAGTTCGGGATCGGCTGCATTTACGCGCTTCGGCGATCTAGGTAATATTCTCAACAAACAATATACAGCTAGCGGCTCATTTTTTGCCGAAAACTCCACGACTGCCATCGACCGAGATTTCGTCGTCGCAGCACGCCTCAATCTGCCGGAAAATATTAGATCTGAAGATATGGTCCGCGTCCTGGGGGCTGAAGACCAAGATGTCTTTACCACCGAATCCAGACCGACAAACTATTACTTTGCCTTTGAAAAGAGTATGTATCAGGTTGTTTCTGAGGAAATGATCAATTATTTCGCGAACTTAAAAGATCTACATAACCTTATAGGTGATCCGGTCGAGAAGTATCGACCAGAATATAAGCAAATGGGTGTCCTGCGCCAGCGCTTCTTCGAGAAGGTGGGGAATGATCAGCTCGACTTTGATAAGTTCTATGAATTTTATAAATGGTTCGATAGCTCCCTTTCATTGATGCTTGGGCAACTTGTCCCTGCGTCGGCTGAGTTTAGCGATAATGTTCGAACAATGATTGAAAGTCATGTTCTTGAGCGACCAAAGTATCAACAGAAGTTCCCCTTCCTGCAACGTAAGGGCGGGACGGACATTACTGGGTCGGTCGATGGAGATATGGCTGCAGATCAGTCGATGCTCTGCTCTCCAGAGGAGTTCCCACAAGGGTCGGCACTGTTTAGTAATACTGCATTGACAAAGCGCCAGATCGGCTCCTCCAACACACCACAGAACCGTCCGTGGCGCCATTTCCACGCTCCGTTGCCTAAAGGTATTGATCCTGGTACTGCCAAATCCATTCTGTTTGATGGAGATGATCAGTATTTGGATACTGGTGCCCCAGGAGTTTGGGATCCATTAATCGGCGAAGCCGGCGGCGACGCAAAACCCTATAGTGTTTCTGTTTGGATCCGTCCCGACACGTTCGGAGATAGTTTTCCTCGCATTTATTCGTTTGGTAATGCAGATAGAGACTTATGGTTCAATGATTCCACCTTGGCCACCTCCAAACTTAGAGCGAACAACGGTGTTACCGATAATCGGGCTGTTGGCGCCACAACCCTGACAGCCGACACCTGGTATCATGTGGTAGTTACCTTTGGCGGAGGCCTAGCCGGAGATACCATTATCTATCTCAATGGTGCAAACGACAATGCCTCAGCGGTGAAGACGGACGCCCCCGCGGCGATTCAAACATCCAATTCCACCATCGCCGGCAGCAACGGCACCGGTTTCAATTACAAGGGCAATATGTGCGATATGGCCGTGTGGGACAAAGAACTGAGTCCTGCTGAGGTTCTTGAAGTTTATGGAAGTGGCACCCGGGTTTATCTTAAGGGAGTTAGTTGCGCAACCAACCTTCTTTCATGGTGGCGGATGGGAAGCGACCCCAACGACACCTATGACGGCCTTATTTACGATCAGGTTTCGACACGTAACGCTACGCCTGAAAATCTTGACGCTACGGATATAGAGACCGTATCGCCATCTTTTGATACCGCCGGCGCCTATGGGGATTATGTAAGCACGGTTAATCGTAAAACCTACTGGCATCGCTATCTTGAGGAGCGCTCCACCGCAGCGGAACAAAATCTTGTTAAGACGATTAAGAAAGGCTTTAACTTACGAAATGCCACTCCGGTCAAGTTCTCTATGGAAGCTACAACTCCAGTTGGAGGTGTTGCTCGCCATCACAACTTCGTGGCCAACTATGTTTTTGATGCAGCGGCAGCCTGGGGGCGCACCCTGGCAGGCAATGCTCCGGCTAACATCCTTGTAGCTCCGGCATCTGGAATTGAAAAACTAATTCCCACAACTGATGAATATTATCCCACCTACAAGCAGCGCTTAGGGTTTAATCTTAACCCAGGAGCCAACACGGGGGAAGACAATGCTTTCGATGGTAATATGTATGCGCCTTTTAGCATTTACAGTTCTTCGGTGAGAACAGGTTATAACGCCGACATCATTGCTAACTTCACGGGAAGTATCGATATTACCAATTTGCATCACGATTATGTGGTGGGTTCCGACGTTCCGATGCAAGGACCCTTCACTGAAAAATATGTTGGCGGCCGCCAATAT